CCTGCCCAGGCCAAAGACAAGCTAGGCCGTCCGACCAATTACCACCCGATCCACTGCGAGCTCATAAAGGCGTATTTCAGCGCGGAGCCTTATCGGGAGGTGGAGACCGTAGTGACCAAAGGAGAATACTCAAAGACCGACATAAAGCTGCTGCCCAATATGCTGCCGACCAAGGACCAAGTACGCCAGGGTTTTTCAATACGAGCCGTCAGGTTCTGCAGGAATGGGCTGCCGACTGGTCGCAATTTAATGACGCTTTAAGGTTTGCGACGAGCTCTATAAGGACTTTATCAATGACAACGGCCTTACAGGACTCTTTAATGCGAGCTATGCCAAGTCGTCGCGGTCAATACTACGACATGAGGGACAAAGCCGAAACTACCCACCAAGCCTCAGACGAGATGAGAGACGCGTTGAAGCGTTGGGGCGTTGAACTTCCTAATTAGCTAAACATGTAACCAGGAGGCTTATGGAAAGAGTCGGAAATATAATGCAAAAAACTGCCAAGGGGCAATTATTGCGTAACGGTGAGCCAGTCGATCCTAGGAATAGCGAAATAGGCTGGCAACCTGAGGCAGCGATTGGGAGGATACCGAGGAGCCAGGGGTTACCGAAGCAGATTTCGGTGGACGAGGACGACGACAGCGCAGATAATCCAGACGAGGATTGGGCACTGGAAGCCGACAAGAGCGCGTGTTCTATCGAAAATAAAGACGATTGCGAGGCGTGCCAATGAACATAACAATAGAAATCGGAGATAATTTAGTATTGTTTTTGATATTGTGCTTGCTGTTAAGATGGCAGCCTGGACATTCAGGCATTTGATTATGCGCGAGGACTGGAGTGACAAATAATAAGAAAGGAGCTTTATGGCTACTATCAGGGAAAGGGAGCGACCTGAGGACAATCCGAAGCTAGCGGAAATCAGAGAGCATAGGCGCAAGGTGCAGGAGCTGAGGAGCAAAATGCCTCCCCTTATGCGAGACGTGGTAGAGTACAAAGACTCGGGCTGACTTGGAAAGAAGTGGGCTTGCTAGTCGGGCGAAATGCAGCCCAGTGCAAAGAAGTTTATAAGAGGGCTGGCAAATACGCCCAGCAAGTAGTAAAGGAGATTACCAATGAAAAGAAGCAACGACCGCGATACCAACCACTTGATAGGAGCACTGCTGGTTCTGGCGTTCACGCTGGCACTGGCTCTTTTCTGCATAAGGTTTTCTACGGCTGGCTTTTAGGAGTATAATCTAGCAAATAACTAATCAGGAGGTCACAATGACTATTTATGATATTATCCCAGGTTCTAATTTTTTGGATTTTACTCGCGTGATGTGGTTCGTTTTCTGTATGGGCTTTAGCCTCGCTTTAGGAGTGTTTGCAGCTTCCAGGGTGATTGCCCCCCTTTCCAAGCGACTGATCGAGTATAATAACCGAGACAAAGAGGACGCGCCTAAGAAAGCTAAGAAATAACCATGCCCGAAATCAACCTCAATGACTGCGAAGTGCGAACAGCGGAAGTCAACGGCACCCTGCTCAAGATGTTCAGCTGCCCCAATAAGTCGGGGTACGCTTTCGATTACCAGGGCAAGAAGTACGGACGGCAGTACAGCGTCGACATGGCGACTGTAGAGCCTGCCAATATCGTGCTGGATCATCGTGAGAATGACGCTCGACTTCACCTCAATCAGCTTTTAAGAGGCCAAGAGGCAGAGCCGTTGTCTGCCATGGTATCTAATGAGCTTGAAAAGGTAGGGATCGCCCCTGCTTCTGAGCAGCCTACTAGCGTTTTTGTGATCGATCATGTGAATAAGGAGCCTGTCGGTATTCAAACCCCAGTAGCTGATCGTTTATGGGATCGAGGTGGCAAGCGGTTGACCAAAGAGGATATCCAGGCAGCCCATGCCGACCCCCTAAATAATAAATAGATGAGTAATACTCCGTTTACAGACTCAGCTCTCCAGCGTTTCGTTTTCAAAGACGAGGCTGGAGAGCCTTTGGAGTTCGTGCCTGGACAGCGCGAGATAATGGAAATGATACTTACTAGGCGTACTCCAGGAGGAGGAAAGCGCGCCCACGTCATGACTACCACCCAATACGGCAAATCCACTGCTGTAGGTGCTGCTCTCTCTGTGAGGGCTGCTACCAAAGGCGAGAAATGGGCTATAGTAGCTGGTACTGGCGAGAAAGCCCGTATCATCATGGATTACGTTATCCTGTTCAGCACCCAAGATCCGACCCTGGCGCAAGAGCTCGACTTTTCCGATCTGAGCCAAGTAGAGAGATTGCGCAAGAAACGGAGCCAGGATCGCCTGAACTTCAAGGAGGGCGGTGAGATCCGCGTGTATTCTGGAGACGTTAAGAACAAGCAGGCAGCTGGAGAGGCGTTGATGGGATTCGGAGCCCCTAACCTCATCGAGGACGAGTCTGCCCTGGTGCCAGACGATATCCATGCCAAGGCAATGCGTATGTTAGGAGGGCGTACCGACAATTTCCTCATGAAAATCGGTAATCCCTTTAACCGCAACCACTTCCTCAAATCGTACGAAAACCCTAATTACTTCCAGTTGGTAGTGGACTATCATCGGGCTATCCGCGAGGGGCGTTTGACTCCAGAGTATATCAAGGAAATGCAAAACGAGGCGTTTTTCGACGTTTTTTACGAGTGCCGATTCCCTGGCGAGGACATGGTTGACCCTGGAGGCTGGCTTCCCCTGCTTACGGATACGGATATCGAAAATGCTATGGTAGAGAATGGCTCCATGTACGGAGACAAGAGGCTAGGCTGCGACGTTGCTGGAGGAGGCCGTAACTTCTCGGTAGTGGTTGCCAGAGGGCAGAATTACGCTCGCAAGCTGCTCAAGAAGTCGATACCCGACACCATGAAATTCGCGACTAAGATCGTGGATCTGAAAATCGAGGAGCGCGTGGCCAATGCCAACGTCTTTATCGACAAGGTAGGAATAGGCCGAGGCGCATATGACAGGGTAAATCAGCTAATCAATACCGAGTTTAATCCCCAACCCCTAGCGATAGGCGTAAACGCTGGCGATCCTGCCCAGAACCCCCTGGATTACATGAACTCTAGGGCAGAGATGTATTGGAGGGTGAGAGACTGGATCAAGTCTGGCGGGCAGCTGGAGCTGGACGAGGACTGGTACCAGTTATCAAAGATCAAGTACCGCGCTACTCTTGAGGGAGGACGCGGAAAGGTTCAGATCATGCCTAAGGAACTCATGCTGAAAGCAGGCATAGAGTCTCCCGACGTTGCCGACGCTCTGGCTATGACGTTCGCTCGACCGAGCAACGTGGCCACCACTGGCAACGGATCTGGCGTGTACGTCGAAAACCCCATATCCGACCCGTATGCTCATGCCAATAACAATGGCAGCCAGACTCCCATTGTTGACCCCTACGCTCAATAGGGTCTATACTGGCACTAACTAACTTTCTCTTATGGCAATCACCCAAGCTGAAAACAAAGCGGAAAAAGCTCCTAACGTAGCTACTACGGCCGTAAACGCTGTATCAGAGGATACCCCAGGGCGCGATTATACGGCTTTCAAGAACCAAGCCCAAGCCGAAATAAAAAAGGCGAAGTCGTTTCTGGACGGCAAAAAAGCCAGTTGGGAGTCAAGGTTAAAGGTATATAACAACCAAAAGAGAGATCCAGAAGCCGTAGGAGATCCCCTATTGTTTACGGTAATGCAGACCCTGCTCGCCTCCATGTACGAGGACGAGCTATCGGTGGTATTCGAGGGACGCGAGGGAGGCGATATCGAAGTGGCAGAGTCAGTCAACGCCATGGCTAAGTATGACGCTGAACTGATGGAAAAGGATCAGCTCGATTACGATTGGGATTGGGACGCGCTGTTTTTCGGGCGCGGTTTAATGCTGCAGGATTATTTCGACCGCAAGCTAAAGGTGCCTATCTCAGAGGTAATAGATCCCATGAGCTTTTTGAGGGACGACAGGGCAACCTCAGTAAACGGTGCTCCGCTCACTCGTAAGGGCGCGCTGAGGTATTGGGGGCGCGAAGTATGGCTCACCATGTACGAAATGGAGGACGATCCTACCTTTTTCGATCTGCATAAGATCGAGACTAAGGAGGGCATAGGACTAGGAAATACGATGGTAGATACTGCTAGGGCTGCAAGGTCGGCTGCTGACGGAACCAACTACACTACCGTGCAAAATGCCGACATGGGAGAAAATGCCGAGTATTCCATCATGGAATGGTATACCCATTTCCGCGATACTGACGGAGTAGTGAAAAAGGTATGCGCGTACCTGGCCAATGACAATACCGAAATAGTGGGATTCGAGATATTAAAGGATCAGGAGGAATGGCCGTTGATCGACCGCCCTCTCTATCCGTCTGCCCATGACTGGGACGGTGTATCTGTCCCCGACCTCGTAGAGGACAAGCAGCGCGCACGAAGTATTGCCTTGAATTTGGCTCTGAAAGCCCAGCAAGCCGATATGTATCCGATGTATACCTATGACAAAGACCGCATACCGTCGAACACTAACCTCTCATTCGGATTCAACAAGTTCATTCCTGTCAACGGAAACCCTGCCCAGGTGATTCAGCCTTTGAACAAGGCTAATCCTAATATGGATCTGGTAGGCTTCATAATGAGCACCCTCGACATATCCAGCCAGAAAGCCACTGCCACCCCAGACTTGCAGCAAGGAGCCGTCTCTGGCCAGTCCAGGACTCTGGGAGAGCTCAACCTGGTAGCCTCCAAGGTAGATACTCGCTATACCCTTTCCTTAAAGGTATTCGGTTGGTCAGAAAAGCGGTTTTGGCTCAGATGGTATAAAAATTACTTGCTTAATTACCGCGAGGAAATGGGCGACAAGATGGTACGGATACGCGGTTACGGAGGCACTTCATGGCGACCTCTTACGGCCAACGATATCAAAGCCAAGCTCGACCTGGATATCTCGATCCAGTCAAAGATCGTCTCCGAGGTGCGAAACTTTAAGAAAATGGAGCAGTTCAAGTCGTTTGTGGAGTCTGCAATGCAAGACCCCTCAGCCGATAAGCGCGCCATCATGAAGCTGTACGCTGCCAAAAACGAGATACCTAAGGACGAGATCAATTCGATGTTTCCGCTTACCTGGCAAGAAATGCTGGCAGAGTCCGAAAACGATCAGCTTAACAAAGAGGGAGAAAGTGCCTATCGCTGCCAGTGACGACCATGTGGTGCACCTCATTATCCACCAGAAAGCAAAGACTACCAAAGTCACCCTCGCCCACGTCGAAACCCATAAGAAAGCTTTATTATTGGCTAGAGAAGCAGAGCTCAAGGGCGGTGCTCCTGCTGCAGATCCTACTGCCAGCTCAGAGGCCACTCCTCTGCCTGGAGCCAATGCGTTGCCACCTCAAGGAGTATCGCTCTCTGACGGCATGGCTGCTGCAGGCGGTGCCCCTGTCCAGCCAGGTATGCCTCCAGGAGTGCCGTCGCCAAGCGACCAAGCTGGAGCTGGAACCCCGACTAACGCCCCTATCCCTAACGAAGCAGTACTATGAGCCTGATCGATTACCACGCCCTTAATAACGAGGAAAGAGAAAGAATAGCGCAATCTTTCGAGCGTCTGACCAAATACGAGGAATGGAGGGATTATATCAACTGGCTGGACTACCAGATCGCCACTTATGACCTGGCTCTCGCTACTAACACCTTTACGGACGTTGTACAAGTCACCACCTTGCAGGAAAAACGCGCCCTCTGTATAATGCTTAAAGAAGCTCCAGAGAAAATGATCGACGTGTTTACCAAAAAGATCGAAAAAGATCCGATGGTCGATCCTTACGATCTGCCTCGCGAAACCAACGAGCCAACTATATAAATAAGTTATCCTTATGGAACCAAACACCTCAGGGCAAGGTACGCCACCAGCCGAAGCTACTCCAGAGATCAGCGCGGAATTAGACCGTTTGACGGCTTTAGATCCTACTGCGCTCGACGACGCTGCCAAGCAGACGCTGCAATCCCATTATGATTTTCTTACCGACGAGGAGCGTACTAAGTTCGGAATCCAGCAAGCTGCTCAGACTCCTCCTGCTACCACTGAACCTCCTAAGGTCGAAAAGCCACGAGTACGAAACGAAACTCCTCGCGGATCGCAGAACAGCGATTTTTCCAAAGATCCTCTCTATAAGAGAATGATGGAAAACCAGATCAATATCGAAGTTAATCAGATAGTATCCCAAAACGAGGCAATGAAGCCTCTGGAAGCCGATATCCGAAAATATGCTGCCAATCCTGCCTATGAGCAGGTACCAGTTGACTTTATCGCTAAGGCTCTAGCGTTTGATAACTTGAATAGAGAGCTAACAGAGCTGAGAAACGGACAGGGAACCAATAACGGAGTGCGCTCTGCAGCTCCTGCTGGCCGTCCTGGAAGCACTGTCAGAACCTCTGGAGGCAGCCGTAAGGACTGGAATAACATGAACAATGACGAGTTCGACCAGTATGTGAACAAAGTGAGAGCTGGAGAAACGGTAGCCCTGTAATCGTCCTATTGACAAGGCTCTTTGGAGGCTGCATACTGTCTGTAAACGCATATAGCTACTAGGGTACATAGTTATATAGCTGTAATAGCTGTGTAATTATATAAACTAAGTAAGGAGCTGTATGCCTAATACTACAACTGCCGAAATTCCTAGCGCGAGTACGTTCTACGATAGAATGTTACTGCGTCGCGCCGTACCCAAGTTCAAGCACATAATGTTCGGACAGGTGCGAAATATCCCTGCTAATAGCGGAGATACCGTAAAATTCCGAAAATTCGGAAACCTTACAGCTGCTACCACTGCATTGACTGAGGGTATCACACCTCCAGGATCTACTTTGAGTATCACTGATATCACTGTTACCCCTGCCCAGTACGGTGACTACGTTACCATCACTGACCGCCTTATTTTCACTACCCTTGACCCAGTGTTGATGGAAACCGCTGAAATCCTAGGCGACCAGGCTGGAGAAACCCTTGATATTATCGCTCGCGACGTTCTTGTTGCTGGTACTAACGTGATTTACGCTGGTGCTGCCACTTCAAGGGCTACCGTAGCTGCTGCCCATAAGATTGACGCTGTAGCCGTAAACCGAGCTGTGCGATCCCTCAAATTGCAACACGCCCGACGTTTGACCAACATGATCGATCCGTCCAACGGTGTAGGCACCAAGGCTATCATGGCTGGATTCGTAGGTATCTGCCATATCAATACCACTTATGACTTGCAGGCTATCCCTACCTTTACCTCTGTCGAAAACTACCCTGCGCAACGCGGAGTAATGGAGGACGAAGTGGGAGCAGTCGGACAAGTCCGATTCGTGGAAACTGCCAACGCCAAAATCTTTACTGCTGCTGGTGTCGGAGGTATCGACGTTTACGCTACCTTGATCTTTTCTGAAAATGCTTACGGTGTGACTCGTATCGCTGGACAAGCGTTGCGCAACATCGTTAAGGCTCTCGGATCTGCTGGTACTGCCGACCCATTGGAGCAAAGAGCGACTTCTGGCTGGAAAGCTACCTTTGCTGCCAAGCGACTCAATGAAGCGTGGTTAGTGCGTATCGAGCACTCTGTATCTGCCTAAACTGTGATAGACTAAGGGGGAGGGGCAACCCTCTCCCTTTTACAAACTAATAACCTAGGAGGTAATATATGCCACGCGCCAATCGCTCCGTAACGGAGCCAATCAACCCCCCTGTTACTGACGAAACACCAGAAAGCACCCCAGAAAGCGGTGCTACCGTTGATATTTCTGGACTTACTGAGGATCAGTATGCCGTACTCGGAGTTACCGAGCAGGAATTTAACGAACTTCCAGAGAGTGACCAGATGGATATGCTAAAAAATGCAGGTATCGAACTGACTCCTGACGAAAATGGCTCTACTAGCTTAAATGCTGATGAACCTGCTACTACTGACGAAGTGGACGCTGGCGACGCTATTCAAGAAGCCAACGAGGATAAAGTAGACGATCTGCGAAAAGGCGATCCGTCCCAGGATAACGGAGAGGTAAATCCAGACGTGACTGTAGGGGGTATCCCTCAGCGCGGTCTTAACTACGATCCTGCAAATCCTACCCTTGAGGACGAGGGACGAAACCCCCACCTCCCTATCAATTCTGGCGAAGTTACCGAAAAGAGCCAGCCTCACGTCAATAACGAGGCTGCAGCTACTGAGGAACCTGAGCAAGATGAGATCGAGGAAGTAAAGATGGAGGGCTCCCAGTCAGCCGAGGAGCGCGCCAAGGTCAATACCGTACAGGCACCTGAACCTATCAAGCACTTAAACGTTCGTCCTATTCCTAAGGCTGCCCTGGAAATGGCTGCCCCTGTAGTAACGGAGTCGCCTGAGCCAGAAGTGCGCCAATCGGTGTACGCTCCAGTGCCTGCAGAAGCTCACAAAATGACTAACTCCTCTCTTGAGGTTGCAGAGTACCAGAATGAAAACCACCCTGCCTCTGCCCATGGATACGTCAAGACAAATGACAATCCCCAGCAAGCAGAACTGCGCCCTGCCGAAATGGCAGAGCCTAGCCATTATCAAAATCCGCGTAATCCAGGAGAAACTATGGTAGCACAGGGCAAAGCACCAAACTTATCAGAGGGTCAGTTGCAGATCAAATTCGCAGAGGGACAGCAAGCCATGCGAAAAGAGCTGGAATCCCAACCGCGCGTGAAATTCTTTGTACCGCTCAGCCCTGGAGATCCTAAGGGAGCCCAGGAGTTCGTAGGTATCAACGGATTGTTCATGTGGGTACCTAAAGGACGTTATATCGACGTGCCAGAACAGGTAGCCGAAATCCTAGCAGAGTCTCTGTCTATCGACATGACCGCTGGCGAGGATTTCCGCATGGATCGGGACGAAAACAAGCAGACTGCCCTGACAGGCACCTCTCAAGTATCTTAATAAATCCCCATGACTGGCCAGCAGTTCGCGCAATATATCCGCATTAACACTAAAACCAATCAGGCTACTTTGCCTGACTCTGAAATAGTGCTCAAGGCGAACATCGTAAAAGATGACATAGCGCGTCGGATTGCTGACCTTTCTGAGGATTTTTTCGGGGCGGTAGCGTATGCTCCCCTTGAAAGCGGTCGCAGGGAGTATCCCCTGCCTCCCGATATGCTAGGGTATATCAAAAAGGTTGAGATCATGCTTGACGGTACCAATTATCTGCCTATCAAGGAGTTGGATCTGGGATTGTACCCTCGCGCCACCTCTGAGGCCGATATTTTAGGCGGTTTTTATAATTTCGCTGGCGGTGCCTTTTATGACATTTACAGGAGTTCTTTGTGGATCTATTCGGGACAGATAGAAAGCGTGGCTAACGGTTTGAAGCTCTGGTATATCGCTTTCCCTGCAGACATAACGGTTAGCACCCTGTCTCTCGACGTTGACCTTTCCGCTGATCCTAACAGCGAAACCGCTGGTATGCCGAGGCAGATCCATGAGCTATGGGCTCAGAAAGTGATTATCGAGTGGAAAGTCAGCCAGCCGAAGCCTATGCCTCTCTCTCCAGACGAGCAGCTATGGTACCAGAGAATGGAGATGGTAGTCAGAAGTCTGGCAAATCCCAATTTAGGCAGATCTTTCCAGGCTCCCCTCCCTCCGTCGTCGGAACGTGGCTATGCAGGATTTGAATACTAAAGTATAATTTAGCAAACTAACTAAGGAGATTTATGAGCAAAGCAACTACCCCCAAATACTCTATCGGCCAAGAAGTCCACTATCAAGGCGATCCAGAGGGCGTAAACGGCACTGTAAAGAGCTACAGGGTCACAGAGGACGCGGTAATCTACGATATCACCTCTACCGAGGTAGACGTGGCAGCTAGAGCCCTTATCGACGGTGTGAAGCACGTCTTTGAGGACGAACTGGACGAAGTCAAACCATCTAAGAATTAAAGGAGCACTATGAGCAATATCAAATTGAAACCCGAACCTTTAGGAGTGCATGGCGTGGTAGAGCGTCGCCTTTTCGACAGCGACAAACTTGCTGAAATAAAACGCCTTTTAAGCAATCTGACGGTAGACGACTCTGGAACTTTAGGCACTATTTCCTCTGAGGCTGTCGCCCGATTGTTTGACGAAGCTGCAAAGCCCCAATTCAAGTGGAATGGTATCGGCAAACTGTTAGGCGTTAAGTTCGGAGTGGATCTGCAAATCCCTTTCATTACTGGAGCCTGGACTACCAAGGCAATCTCTGAAAACCTTATTCCTACTCGCGGAAAGCAAATGGTCGCTGAGCGTTTAGGCGGTACTGGATCAGCCCTGCCTGCAACTGCCGTAGCTATCGGTACAGGTAACGTGGGAGCTGCTGCAGGAGATACTGCCCTTAACGCTGAAATCACTACAGGAGGAGGCGCGCGCGGTGCTGCTACCGTTACCAACGTGACTACCACAACCACTTTGGATACTGAGCAATGGGTACGGACTTTCACTTTCACAGCTGCTTTCGCCATCGTCGAGGAGGGTCTTTTCGACAACAATACTTCTGGAGGCGTAATGCTTGCCAGACAGGTATTCTCAGCCGTAAACGTGGCCAACGGTGACTCTTTGCAAGTTACTCACAGAGTACAAGTATCTTAATACGAGGCTATTATGGCGATATTCGATGAGCATAAAAATTTTGCTTATAGTTTGATAAAAACGCCACCTAGCCCTGCACTCAGTGGGGCTAGTCTTGTAGTAGACGATCCTCAGAATTTCGGATCAACGCCTTTCAGGGCGTGGGCTGTGCCTAACGGACAAAGGCCGTCTGCTGCCAATGCTGAAATAATCGACGTTTTATCGGGCTCAGGTACCGTCGCTGATCCTTACGTCATAGAGAGAACCATAGAGGACTCAGTCGCCCAGCCTATCGCTGGAGGCTGGCTTCTGGTTGCTGGAATAACTGCAGGCACCATAGAGCTCATAGAATTTCTGCTGCTCAACCATAGGCACGACGGAGGCGACGGAACCCTGCCCCTGACCACTGGATCGGTAGTGATCAACCAGACTCCCTCTGGCCTCGTCAACGGAGCCAATAAGATTTTTACCACTGCTACCGATTACGCCACTGGATCGCTCAAAGTATACCTCAACGGACAGCGGTTATTTCCTGGAGTCGGAAATGATTACGTCGAGACTGGTGCCAACGGATTTACCCTTACCACTGCTCCACTCGTAGGAGCCAAGCTCAGGGTCGATTACCATACTGCCGATACTTTGTTCATGACAGGCTCTGCAAGTTTCAGGGAGGCGTATGTGCTGCCTAATCCTGGCGACGCTAACCTGGTTCAATTCACTACCCCCACCCCTTACGTCCCTGGATCTTTGCAAGTCTACAAAAACGGCTTGCGTATGCGCAGGACTGACGATTATAACGAGACAAATCCAGCGACAGGAGCCTTTACTTTCATAGCCAGCACCCTTTCTGGATCTACTATTCTGGTGGATTACCAGGAGTCCCTGTCTTTCGCTGGAAACGCTGACCTGGTTGACGGATTCCATGCCACTCAGACCCCCCAGCCTAACAGCATAACCGTAACCGATAATCAGGGATCGCTTAACGCTGGAATAGTCGGAGAAATAAAGCAGGGATTTTGGACTGCAGCACCCCAGGGCTGGCTTATCCTTGAGGGCGGTACTATCGGAAATATAGGATCTGGAGCGACTGTCAGAGCCAATGCCGACATGATAAACCTGTATTCCCTTTTATGGGCGGTACCTGCTGAAAACCTGACCATATTGACTAACGCTGGCGCGCCATCTACCAAAGGAGTCAGCGCAGCTGCAGACTTTGCTGCAGGAAAGCGCATAGTATTGCCTAATGCCTCAGGCCGTACCCTTATCGGTCGATCAGCCGAGACTGAATTTACAGGGCTCGCAAAGACTGGCGGTAGCAAAGTCCATAACCATAAAGCCACTGGCGACCATAACAGCCAGACAGGATCTGCAGTGGGCGATTTGAGAGCTGCAATCGGAGCCACTAACGGAGATTCTGCTCGTATCGGTTACAGGCTTACAGACCCTATAAATCCTGCTACTGGGGCAGGCGTAGGAAATGCTCAGTATAGCGTCGGAGGCAACGGAGCAGGAAATACCTCGTTTAACCATTTCACCCCTGTATACGGATTCGTCAGTACCGAACCTGGTTTGCCTCCTTATTTGACCGTCCAATACATCATAAAGTACTGATATGCCTACAAAACCGCGCTCAGCCGATACCAGGTCATTTTTCAAAGCCATCATTCAAAGCGTCAACGTCACTTCTTTGGCAGGGGCAGAAATGGCCTTAATGCAAGTCCAGGTAACGCTGGAATTTCCCTCTACGGTGCTAGTAGAAGCCAGCGGAGCTTGCGATACTAACTCAGCAGGCCATTTCAATACTTTGAGGATAAAGCGTAACGGTGCTACTCTGGTTACGCGCAGTTTCGACAATTTAGGAGCAGGAGATAAGAAATTCGCGTATGTAGCGGATCACCAAGAGGATCTGCCAGCTGGATCGTATACCTTTTCGATTACTGGCCAAGGCAGCGGAGATTCGGACTTTTTCGGTGGAGCTAAGCTCAAAGTATCGGTACAAGGATAATAAAATCAAATGCCAGCAGTCCTCAATAGAATTGATACCGGATCTAATGCTAGCGGATTCGAGATAAATATACCTATCGGAGCAACGTATCCAGCTGGCTCCTCTATTTTCGTGGTCGCAGCTTTCCGAACCGCTGGAGACATGGATCACTTGCACTACCGCGTATCAGATCCCAATAACGGAGAATACAGTAGGGATCTTTACAGTTTCCAGTCTTTTAACGGAGGAATAGCGATATTTTCAAAGATAAACATACCCAACGCCCTGAACGCTGGAAGCAATATCAACGTCAGAATGGGAGACAGCGGTAACAAGGTCATGGCCGTTATCATGAACTTTGACGGAATAGGAGCTGCTACTCTCGATCAAGTAAAATTCAATCCTGCCCATGCTGCAGTTTCTCCCTCTGCTAACGTATTTACAACTGGTACGAGTCCTGCTACTACCCAGGCTAACGAGCTTGTCATAGCAGGCATTTTGCTGCATATCGATTCCGCTTATCCCCTTTCTAACGTCACTGAGCCAGCAGGCTATACCAGAGCTAATACTGGAGTAGTCGCTACTGCTGGAGGGTCTGCAGGTACTAACGGTTGGGTAATGGCTTCATGGAGAGAATTAACGGCTACAGGAACTCAAATTTACGCTCCGTCTGCCGTTTCCGTAAGAAACTACCGATCCGCTTTGGCCACTTATAAGATCGTGAGCACCCAGACAGGCACCAATTACACCAGTACCCTGACTGACAGTTTTGCTATCGCTGAGAATTTGGCGAGGTTAGGAGGCAAAAGATCGGTGGACTCTTTCGGGCTCAATGAAAACTTGGCCAGGATCAGCACTCGTCTCCGCACTTACCTCGATTCCATGACTCTGAGCGAAACACTTGCGAGGCAGCTCAATAATTTCAGGTCATTTGCTGACGGCTTAACGCTGTCCGAAACTTTGGCGCGCACTTTTACCAACCTCAGGAATTTTGCTGACAGCCTTGCTCTTTCCGAGACATTTTCTCGCCAGGGCGGTAAACGCTCGCTGGATACGGCAACTGCAGCCGATACGGTATCGCGCCAGCCTAGGAAATCTGCAGCCGATAATTTGAGCCTGACAGAAACCCTCTCGCGCTCAAACAGCTATTTCAGGGTGTCAAATGACGCTCTGAACGTCTCAGATATCATCTCTTTCATTAAATCGTCTGTACGCTCATTCAGTGAGGTTTTAGGGCTATTCGAGGGTTTTTCTAAGTCTTTGAGCAAGCCTCAGGCCGATAATATGGCCGTAACCGATACTATTTCGCAGAGCGCGGTACGGACAAGCAGCTTTTTCGATACGTTGGCAGCCAGCGAAACTATCGCGATCATACGGACTAACGTGAGGACATTCGTCGATTCTTTGGGGATTGGTTGAAAATATATCGAGGCGTACCACTAAGGCGCGATCCGATTCGGTTGCCCTCAGCGAGACTCTGGCCAGGATCGCCCACTCGTTTCCGCGCTTATGCGGATCTTATTTTTCCTCAGGATACATTGAGGAGATTTGTTACGAAGCCTCGATCTGACCTTATTTTCCCCCAAGATACGTTGCGCAGGCTCATCTCTCGCCTGCCTTTCGACTCGATAACGGTGGCAGACATTTACAATTACCTTACTTCCGCTGGCCTTACTTATGTGCTCAGGGCTTCCAATACGCTGACCCCGATCATGTATCTCAGCAGGACTCCCAGCCTCCCTATCGGGCAGACCGTTATTTCCGAGGTGGATCAGCCGTTAGGAAAATTTACCGTCCATGGAAAGCGCACAGGATTCCCTGGAATGGTATATCTGACGGTTTACCATCTTAATAACGTGCGCTATCCTATCCTCTCCGAACCTCTTGCCAACGCCTCGCTCGACGGCAATGCCTTGCCTACCGTAAACGGAGAGATAGAGTTCGTATTCGACCAGGAATTTCAGAGTTTGCAGCTCCTAGAGGGGGTAGAGTACGGATTCATGCTTACTTTTCCCAATGCCAGCAACGGCAATACTTTCGATATAGCTTTGGGAGATTACACAGGATATCCGCAAGGCCGATTGTTCGCGGAAGCCGAGTCGTATAATAATTCTGGCTTGTGGTTCAAGCAGTACAGCGTCGGAAACGTCACTTTTTACAGGATATTTTCTGAGATTTTCGGCATTTCCGATTCTATTTCCAGGGGGTTTGCCAAGTTGAGGAATGACGCTTTTGCCCTGGCAGATACTTTCTCCAGGATCGCTACCGCTCAGAGAAGCCTGGTTGATTCCGTAGTGGTATCGGAAACTATAACTAGGATAAAAGACTTTATCAGGGCTACTTTTGACTCTGTATCCGTTGCAGATTCCATTGCTAAGCGTCCGACTAAATTGCGATCTGAAACCGTAACCCTTACCGATACCCTGAGCAGATTGCGCTTTTATGCGAGGTCATACGTCGAAACCGTTACCCTTACCGATACCCTTACCAGATCAGGTCGTGGCTGCTCCAGGCGTTTGAATACGTCGCAATTACGGACAAGGTAACAAAGCATAGTCCCAGAGCCTTTTGGATTCAATGGGGGTGAGCGATATCCTGGCTCGTACTTCTACGATAATCAGGACGTTGCTCGACGAGGTGGGAGCTTTGGATACCATGTTCATAACCAGGGGAGTTTTCGAGAGAAAAGCCTGTTCGATACCGTTTTCGCTTCTGACCAATCGGTAGCTGATGATCTGGGAGCTTTCGCTACTGGATTTTTCGGAGGCCAGATATTCTCCAGCGGATCGGGCAGCGGTAACTTGCTCTTTACTAAACTGGTATTGAAGCGCACTATTGAGGCGGTAACGCTAAGCGAGTTTTTCAGGTTCTACGTCAATGGGTTTGTGCGGAGTTGCTGGAATCTGATAGAAAAGGGCGCGATATCTTTCTCCAAAGCCATCAAGCTCCGCCATTCATACGTCCAAACTGGAAGCCACCTGTAACTTATTCTCAGACTTCTAAGCCTGGAAGCTCCTGGAGCAAAACTGGAAAAGACGCGAACCAGTGGACAAAGGTGGAAAAAGATGAGTGCGACTAGTATAATCAAATCACCATGCCAAAGATCACTCTCGACAATTTTAACAGGGGCGGTATATCGATAGCAAGTTCAGCGGGTGGCAATAGCTCCATGCCTACTCTCGTAGGATTCGACTTGCACTCAACGCCAGGACTGTTAAAGGTGGCTCAGAAAATGACCAAGGACAGCGGTAATACGGTCAATGAGCTCTGCAAGGTGGCCGTCCCTGCTTCTGACGGCAACGTGTACTGGTTCAGCTCTGTTAGCGGTAAGATATGGAGACGCAGCAGCTTAGGGGTTTATAGCCTCGTGCACACTACCGCTCCGTATCGGGCGGTGCTGGCTGTTTGGGAGCTGCCGAGTATATGGGCTACCTGTATTGGCTCACTTCTATAATATCCATCGTATCCCATAAACGGATTGGGCGTTACTCCATGGAGTACGGTGCAGCAGAATTGGGGCACGTTTGCCAACGGAGATCCTGAGTTTCACCCCTGATCGAAATAAACCAGGTGCTGTATATCGGGGACGGAAAATTCGTAGCTCAGATAGACCAGGAAACTTTCAGCGATAACGCGCTGGATCTGCCCTCCCAGTACCGAGTATCAGCGTTAGGCAGGGCAAATACTGACCTCCTGATCGGTACTTTCATATCCGACAACGTGGCCAAGGCTCGCATATTCGCTTGGAATACCTGGAGCGTATCATGGTCTAGCGACGTGGAAGTTTCAGAGGTCGGGGTCAATGCTTTTCTGCCTTTCGATAACGGCATAGTGGTATCGTCGGAAAAGTCGGAAACCTTTACGCGTACACTGGCACAGGACTCCAGCTGTTCAAGAGGATACCCTGGATCGTACTCTCCTACTGCTAATGCCAGATCAATGCCAATGCCGTCGTAAACGTCAATGGCTCCATTCTTTTCGGGCTTTCTAACATATCCAATAATCCAGTCAAGCAAGGCATATACCAGCTAGGGCGTTTTTCAGCCGAGTATCCCCTGGTGCTTTCTCTCGATTACCCTATCTCTGTCGGATCTGTGAGCGATATCGAGATAGGCTGTATCGTGGCCGTAGGAACTGACGTTATGGCCTCGTGGAAATCTGGCAGTTCAAATTTCGGCATTGACAAGATCGATTATGCTCAAAAGTATCCTCTCGCTTATTTCGAGACTATGGTGCTGGGGTTTGATCGGGACAACATAAAGACATTCACGCAATTTATCGCTGATTATGCCACCCTCCCAGTGGGCACATCTTTCGTAATCAAGTACAAGAAAGCTGGAGATATCGACTGGCTTACCCTAGATCCTGGCGCAGACAATGACGCTGAGCGTCGCCAATTTTCAGGAGAGAGCTCTATTTCCACTACCGAACTGGAGCTCAGGCTGGAGTTCGTGGCCAACGGAAATAACGCTCCAGAGCTTGAGGACTTCACAATAATCTTGAATTGACATGGCTAAGAATTATTTTAACCAGTACCAGCCAAGGCTGCAGCTGCCCTCTTATGATCCGAGCATGAACGGAAATAGGGCAAATGGGCTACAGGAGCTGCAAATGGGGTTCGGGGAGAAGTCCTTTAGGGGGGACAGGCAAGGGATCTGGTTAGGTGCCGACTCTTTTGCCGACGCTCCTTTTTCGGGTGAACATGAAAGGCCAGATGATATTGAAAGCCGAGGGGACTGGGGGAGGCTATATCATGCTCGACGCTACCAACCAGAGAATAGTAGTGCATGATGGTACCAATCCGCGCGTGGTAATCGGGAAGCTGTAATGGACGCTTACGGCATAGCTGCCAGCCGTAAAGGGTATAACGTGGATCAGGGGGCTGACCACCAGATGAGTTTCAGGTCGGAGTTTCCTACGCTCAAGATCCACCAGACGATCAGCTTTTCCACTCCTGCAAACTGGTCGGGAGGCGATCTCATAGTGGTAGACCATAATCTCGGATACATACCTGCCCATATTTTATGGAGGACTGGGCAAGGTACGGTCAATCAGATCCAGGCCGATTGGCAGGCCAATTTCTTGATGACGGCCACCCAATTCATAGTAAAGCCCAATGACGCTATCGCTAACAGGACTTTCAGGCTGTTCATATTCAGGGAGCCTGTCGGGGTTACTTTTCAGGCTGCCATAGTCGATACTGACGTTGCTCCTCAGCTCGCCAGCGCAGCGTATGGCATACGGACTTCAAAGGAAGGGAGCGATACGTTAGCGGTCACAGATCCCAGGCAAATTGCTTTCTCGACTGAAATGCGCAATCCTTTCGTCCATAAAACAGGGTTCGTGCAGGGAAAAGACGTTGCCCATACCGTACCTCATGGACTGGGATACCCCCCTCTCTTTTTGCTTTTCGCTAGCGATTTCATTTTCGGGCTGGGCACTGCAGCCTACCATCAGATCATGTATAATTTTTATGCTGAATCGAGCAATGAGAGCCTGTTTATAACCCCTACGAGCAATGCGAGGTATGCCTACATGATCCTTAAAGATCCTCTCCTATGAGCGTTTTCAAAGTCTCAAAACCTGGCATAGACGCGTTTAACGCTACTCCTGAGCAATCTCAGATCCATGACCAATACCCTCCTCTGCGCATAGAGGAGAACAAATGGGGCATATTGACGTATACGTTTCAGAATGATCCGCCTGGCAACGCTGGATTTAATATGTTCGCCATAAACCATGGATATCCCTTTATCCCTGCAGGGCTCGTATATTACCAAGATCCGCAAATAAATAACCGATACGCCATTATTACCACTCCTTACAACGTGAATGATTTTGGCTGGCAGTACCTGGACGCGTGGATTACCCCTACCCAACTGATAGTAAGATACGAGAACCTGGCAGCCAATAACGTAGAGGGGCACTTGAATATGCAAGGTCGCACTTACCGCTTCAAATATTACATATTTGCAGAACAGGGCGCGTAGCGTATACTATAAGCAATTAAATGAATTATTATGCCAGAATATACAGTTCAAAGGGGTGATACCCTTTCAGGAATCGCGCAAAAGTCAGGGCTAGGAACTAACTGGCAGGCTTTGGGATATACTGGAGATCCCAGGAAATTAGCCGTAGGCACTAAGCTGTCATGGGGAGGCGCACCTGCTGCTGCCCCTGCTGCTGGATCGCCCTCTCCCCAAAACGTGACCCAATATCTTAACAGTTATCAGGATCAGGCTCTGGAAGCCTTGAATCCCGTAAAGATACGCGAGGGCATAGCCAATCTCATGACGACGCTCAAGCCTACAATGCCTGAGCCTACTGCCATAAATCGCGTGGATATCAGGGGACGGCTCAACGAGGAGAACGGTATCGGAGCTCTTGAGGGTATCGTAAACGAGCTGCAAGCGGAGGAAAATGACCTCATATCCAGAAAGCGAGGTCGTACCACTGCAGAAATGGACAAGACAGCCTCCCTCAATGTTATCTCAGGCAGGGTGGGAGAAGTAGAACGCCAGGAAAATGAACGCCTGGACGTGATTTTGCGTACCAAAGGACAGGCTATCGACCAATTGAAAACCAGGTATACCATCGTCCAGCAGATCATGCAGGATACGGAAATGGATTACCAGGACGCGGTCAAGCGGTATGACAGCGAGTATAACCGCAATTTCGAGATGTCTAAATTCGTGTATGCCCAGGCCAAAGACAAAATCGAGTTCGGATTCAAAGAGCGAGACGACGCTAGGGCTAACCTCCAAATCTATTACAACGCCATTACCGAGGGCGGTCTTAACATCAACAGCGTATCTCCAGAGCAACGGCTCGAAATGAACCGACTGGAAGCCAAGGCAGGGCTAGGCATAGGATTCCTGGCTGGAGTTTCGGCTGCCCAGGACGGAATGAAAATGCACTCAGTGACCCAACGCGTAGATCCTAACGGAAACCGTTATGCCGACGTGCTGTATGTAGATCGTAACGGTGCCATGAAAATCGAGAGCAAAATGCTCGGAAAAGAATATGTCGCAGGGCTTCACAGCGCAGACGCTCGCAGCGGAGGAGCAACGACCGACAAGGCAGCCCAGGCGAGAGAGGCGCGTATCAATTCGTTTTACGGATCGCTCAAAGATCCTAAAGCTAACGTCGCTTCAAGTGCTCAGCAAGAGAACAATTATCGAGCGAACGGAAAGGATTACATTACTAGAGAACAGCTTATTTCCAGGCTCGCCACTGAGTACGGAGATATCCCTATGACCGATATCAAAGCCAAGGTATACAGCTACTACCGTTAATTTTATTTTATGGGATATTTTGACCGTAACCAACTCCGTTTGAGCGACTCTCCTATCGACGAGGAGGAGGAGAAGCGTGAGCGTGAGCGTTTTACAGGCTCTGGCAGTACTAAAACCCCAGACTATAATCAGCGCAGCGGTCAAAACCAGGATACTTACAAGTCTGCAGGGGATCGCTCGCCAGCTCCAGCTGCCACTCCTGTAGAGCAGCCTAAAAAAAACTGGTTCCAAAAAACTTATGAAAAAGTAAAGGGTTTCGTCACTGGCGAAAATCCAGAGGAGACTGACAGGATCAGGGAGCCCTTGAAGCCTGAAACGCTAGGCGTGGAGCCTAAAGATATCAGGGAGCGCAAAAACCAGTCTCCTGACGGTTACATGAGGCAGCTTGAGAGCGAGGTGGTAGCAGGTACCGCTGTCCGAAAAGACAAGCTGATCTTAAACATGGAAGTAGCCAGGGCTAACGGACAGAAAAGGCTTTTCGACGTTAATAAGGAATTGGAAACCGTAAGTCCAGAAATGCTCCAGAAAGTCGCTAGCCAGCTGGAAGTCGATACTGGCCTCAAAGGATTTGCTATGAGCGACGGAAAAACCCGAAATCCTTTCAAAGGAGAAAAAGGCGAGGAGTGGGCAAAAGCCCAAAGTCTGCTAGAGGAGCGCAAAATACTGCAGAAAGACGTTGACTCGTACAGCAAGATCCTTACGAAAGCTTCTGACAATCCAGCTTATTTCCAGGACGTTATCGTATCCGCTAGCATACCTGCAGCCGAACAAGCTCGCAGAGCTGAGGGAGAAGCCAGAAAAAGAGCCCTGGACGTATATAATAAAACTCTTGATCCCAATGACAAACCAGAGGGCGCGTGGGCTTTTTTCAAGAATAACGTGACTGCTGCCACCAATTCGGTATTGACGCAAGTAGCCAGTACGGTAGAGGGAATGGGTAACGCCTCAGAAAACAAAGGATTAGAGGAGTGGGGGGCTAAATTCGCTGACGGATTCCAAAAGACAGCTCGCGAAAACCCCCAATGGTTCGTGCCAGCTGACGATACTGACGAGTTCGTGGCTGCCAAAGCTGGAATGATCCTGCCCTCTCTCGCGACTGTTATCGGATCGCTGGCACTTGCTTATCCTACTCGCGGAAAATCCCTGCAGTCCCTGCCTTTCCTTTCTGGTGGGCAGGCAGCGGTACAGTCTTACGGCCAAATATACAAAGAAGCAAAAGACAGCGGTAGCGACGACGAAACAGCCCAGAAAGCAGCTCACATGGCTGCCCTGACCTCGTATGTGGTGAACAAATGGGGCGACAAAGTATTTGCCAGGGCTGGAAGCGGAGTAATAGGGAGCGCGACTGAGGAAGTCGTGGAGGCTGGATTCAAAACGAAAATAGGCAATCTGGCCATGCAAGCAGGACGATCCACTGCCCAGACTTTCATGGTGCAAGGCGTTACTGAGGGAGCCGACCAATTAGCCCAAAACATGACTAAGCGGTTTTTCGATGAAAATGCCGATCTGTTTACCGACGTGGTAGAGTCTGCAGTTATTGGAGGTTTCGCTGGATCTGCTATCAACGTGGGTACCATGCCACTCAATGCCATGATGGTAAAGAGAGCCAGAAGCGAAAATCCAGAAGCTGAGGAGGACGGAAAAATAATTAGGGACAGCGGATTGATCCCTGACCGCACAGCACTCAGGACTGACGTTATAGATACTCCTATGACCGTTTTTCGCGGTGGAGTAGCAGACGATACCTCCAGGCCGTTAATGCAGCTGGGAAAGTCTTATACCAGCAATCCCCTGGTGCCTGACGATTTTGCCCTGGAAGCTGCAGCGCGGTCTGGCCAAGATCCTATCGTTACTACCCATGAGCTCAAACCTGGATCGAAAGTGGCGTACCTGCCTGACACTTACGACGCTCGGCTGTTAAAGACAGATCCCCAGTTCAAAGACATTGACGCTATCGTTTTGGAGGCTACCAACGTGCCAGGAGGCGAGGGAGAGGTGGTGGTGCTCAATGACGACGCGCTGATCCGCGTATCTGAGCGAAAAGGAATGACCGCTCTCGAAAAGCAGGCAGTGGAACAGAGCCAGCTTACTGCTCGCCAGGAGCAGAGGATCGCTGATATGCCTGAGAGCGCGCCTCGCAGGTACTTTGAACGCCAGGACGACGTTGAAGTGGTCGAGGTGGCTAACGCTGGGCGAGACAGGGCTGGAAATCCTAAGGACGCTGAATTTGAATTTAACTCTGAGACTGGAAAATCCACCATTTACGTTACCAGCCAGACTTCTGACGAGAGCATAGGCCAGCAGATCGGCAAATACCTCGATAAAAAGGTGGCTGCAGAGTACCGCATGAGCCTGAGGAACGAGTACCAGACTCTCGCTCCTGACGGAATGGGAGATCTCGAGCAGTTTTCGGTGGCAGTCGGAAAGATACTGGCAAACCCTGGAATAGCTAAAGATTTTCCTGGCATATCTACCCTGTTAAAACGCAATGACTTGCTGTTCGACGTGGATACCGCTGGAGATCTGCCTGCAAATTACAAGCCCAAAGTATCTGACAACCTCACAGCAGGGG